TCAACCTTCGGCTCATCTTTCACAATGTCCTCTTTGCTAATTCCTTTCTGTTCTCTTTTCGCTTTATAACTTCCAGCAACCGCGTCCATAGCATCAACTGCTACTTCCCATCTATCTGTCCTAATATCAAACTGCGCTCCTACACCATCTTTTCTCTCGGTATATATCCTGGGCGCACCATCTTCTATTGCTTCTCCATTATTAACTACTCTATCCACTTTTTGCTCTATTGTTTCTCCAACGTATCTCTCCACGCTTTCCAAACCACTGTTTTTTGCCCACTGGGGCTTTCTGTATGCCATTATCTTTTTTTTTATAGGTTAGGTATTACTTTCGCACTCATCTTTCTTCTAGCGGTGTTATTTACACTTATCTGCGTCCAAAAATTCTGACTATCTAAATTCGTATCCGCAAATATATGATTATACTTCGCTGGGTCTATATAGGTCGTTAGATCTCCTATTCCACTTTGTGGTCCAACTCCCGTCGCTTCATACTTTCTATTCAATGTCATAAACATCTCCTTATTCGCATCTGCAAAATTCCCAAACGTTCTGTTCACATTCGTCATATAATTCAACCACGCTGGCACTTTACCAACACTACCAAAATCTTTTTTCATTCCATTCGTAGGATCAATATATGTATCAAACCAAGCCATCTCATCTGTAATCAAATCCTGAAATCCAATCTGATCTAAATCAGGCTTATGCAGATCATCCAATGTCTCTAAATTCATATCCCACTTATTCCCTTGACTATAATCAATTCTTGGCGTCAAACTCGCTAATCCTATCACATAACACGGCTCGTGACACTTAACTATCATCTTACCACCTTTATGTTTTCCCGTCAACTTTCCTTTTCCAGCTAACGTTCCTAACGGTTGCTCAACACTACTTGTCTCACTATCTGCCGTACTTACAACTTCCTCAAATGCTAATTCTTTTATTAAACTTCCGTGATATATCGGAGTTTCTTGTCTTCTTGTCGCATCGTGACTATACACTGCATTTATCCAATCATTATAAGTACCACCACTCATATTAATTCTATTCAGCATCTTATATACCTTATTCGCTAAACTCAACGCATCAATCGTAAAACTTCCAGAACTAGTGTCAACTGCAGTCACTTCACTAACTCCACCCGTACCATCAATCCAATCTGTATTAATCCAATTATTAAACTTATCACTTTGGTATGTCTTAACTGCTAAACCTTCTTGCGTTCCCGTCAAACAATTCTTACCATTTTCATTTCTTAACGGTAAACTATACGGTATCAAACTTGCACCATTATACACTAACGTATTCGAACTTCCAGCACTTCCTAAAATATTAATCTTATTCTGATCAATGTTCTCTAACGGAAAACTTGTCAATTCTGTAACATCTTGTGCTTCACTTATCGTACTTGGTTGCACCCAATTTGCCTTTTCCCATTTTGTTATCTCACCTAGATCTGCTGGATCTAATCCTTTAAAGTCTGTACAACTTAACCATCTATTATTATCATTATCTACATAGTATGTAAACTTATCAAACACCTGATCTAAAAATACTACTTTCGCTACATCATTTCCACTTGTATATCTTATCGTCGCTACTGCTGGATTTATATCACCAACCCTATCTTCGTTTCTATACCCAAATTTCAACTCTACTACTTCACCAGCTTGTACTGTCTGTTCTATTGAACAAGACAATCCATTAATTGTCTGACCACCGCCACCAGCATAACTCGTATTTATATCTGTACTTTTATTCGTTGTATGGATCACATAACAATTCTCTTCTTGCTTATTCGCATAGTAATTCTTAAATATATCCCAATATCCTAAATACGGTACTGCATTAAACTGTCTCTTGATCTCACCTTCAAATCCATCTAATGTTCTTCCTAATCCTCTAATCCCTAAATAACTAAATATACAACTAGGATTTATCTGACTATTATCATTAAATACATCTGTCGGCTTATACTGATGTGTTAACTCTACTTGAGGTAACTTCACCTTATACATATCTCGTCCCAAATTCAACATATTCATATGCAGATCTCCATTATACAATCTTATTGGCACTTCAAACACATCTAACTGCACTTTATAACTTCCAAATAACGGACCAATCGTCGGTAACGTCTTAACATCTACATTCAAATCTATATCAAACGTATCTCCTGGGAGTCCTACTTCTGTCATAAACGGTACCAATGTTCCCGCACTCATACTACTTCTCCATATATAACTTAAATTATGCGTACTCCTATTAAACGTCTTTGTTATATACTTATTCTTCTTTCCACTTCCTAGGCGTTCTCCACCTAACTTAATACTATTGCTCATCTTCTACTTCTTTAATTTGATTAATTAATATTAACACTTGCACTATTCTATTCCAGGTGATCTTACCTACTTCTATTATACAATCCTCTTTCGAATCATACTGTTCTGTAATTCGATACTTACCCATAGTACCAACCCATCCACCTTCATCATTTCCGACAACTGTAAATGGGCTTTCTTCAACTTCGTGACGACTTATCGGCGTCACTTCTTTTTCCATCTCCATATCAATCTGACTGTCAATGAACTCTTTGTTTTCATTCATACTTACTATTTATTTAAATTAAACTTAGTAGAGTCTATCTCTACTTTTTCTTTCGTACTTACTATATTCTTATTTCCTTTGATCACTACGATCG